TTATCATAAGATAGAAGGAAACTAAAAGAGGTATAATATGAAGAAAAAAACAACTACAAAAAAAACAATAAGACAAATCGTAAGAGAAGAAGTTGCTATGGCAATTCACGAAGTTATTGATGAGTTAAAACAACCATCACTATCATCGACTGGACAGCCAATACAAGAAAAGAAAAACTTTTCATCAAACTCTGTTCTAAATGATGTATTGAATGAAACAGCTAATGGTGATGATTGGAAGACATTAGGTGGTAGCGAGTTTACATCAGATAGAATGAATGAATTGGTTGGTGGACAATATGGTGATATGATGAATAAAAATACACCACAGCAAGTTCCACCAAATGACCCAATGGCTCAATTTGTAAATAAAGATTACAGAGAAGTTTTAAAGAAAACTGATGAAAAACAAAAACAAAAACATGGAAGATAATAATGGGATTGAAACAAAAATTAATTGATGCTAAAGTTCAAGCAGCTAAAGATACTGGTATAGAAAAACCACTTGATACATCAAATGGTTCTTTTATTGAAAGAGAAGCTCAGTATACAGCACTAGCAATTATTGAAACATTATCTGAAGCTAATTTAACCATTACAAAATTAAAAGCGCCTGTAATTATTGAAACTTTAAAAACACCTGACCAACCTGTAAATGTTGAATTGGAAACTTTGTTAGGACCATATCAACCTGTTTTAAAAATATTAAAAAAAATTGGAGTAGCAATTCCAGCAATAGAAAGTATAATAGACAAATTAGAAAGTGAGATAGAAAAAGCTATAAAACCTCTATTAGAGGGTGGAGCTAAATTGTCTGGATTAGAGTTAGGAAAAGATTCGGGTGGTTTGGAATCAATTGGTTATGTTTATATAGGAGAAGACCCAGATTCTGTTGATGGTTTTGACGTTGATGATGAAGATGGGCAGAGAGAAAACACAACTGTACATTTATCAATTGAAGATATTGGAGACTTAATATAATGGCTATTAAAGATACATCTAGAAAACCTTTTATTCAAGACAATGATACTAATGTAAAAATTGGTATTGATTTACCTATTCGTAGGGGTGATGATATAGATGGATTTTTTAGTTCAACATCTACAACGATAGAAGCTGTAAAAAATAATATAAGAAACTTACTAAGTACCAATCAAGGTGAAAGATTTTTTCAACCAAATTTAGGTTTAAATTTAAGAAAAATATTATTTGAAAACATTACAGATGGAAATTTAATTGATGTACAGGATGCTATATTAGACAAAATGGAATTTTGGTTACCTTTTGTTGAGGTGAGAGATATTAAAGTTTTAAGTAAAAATAGTAGTACGGATATTGGAGTTAATGAAGTTATAGTTAAAATATTATTTAACATTAAACAAGACCCAAACACTTTAGATTCTGTAAGTTTAAATTTTGGTAGTGATGTATCAAATACGGAATCTTCTGGAAATAGTGGTGGTGGATATTAATTGGAGATAAAAAATGCCAACATATGGTAACGAAAATTTTAAAGAATCAAATGTAAATTATTTAAATAAAGATTTTAGTGCATTAAAACAATCATTAATGAATTATGCAAAATCTTATTTTCCAAACACATATCGTGATTTTAACGAGACATCACCAGGTATGATGTTATTAGAAATGAATGCTTATGTAGGTGATGTATTATCATTTTATATTGACCAACAATATAAAGAAATGTTGTTACCATTAGCTGAGGAAAGAAGAAACATTATTACAATGGCAACAATGTTTGGTTATAAAGTAAAACCAATTGTTCCATCATACGTTAATTTAACCTTTACTTCGAATGTTGATGTTAACAGTGGTGATATTTCAAAGGTAGATTATACTAAAGCTAGTGTATTTAATCCTGGTCTTGAAATTGTATCATCAACAAATTCCAGTACTATTTTTACAACATTAGAACCAATTGATTTTAGAATTACAGAATCCATTGATACTAATACAATTGGTACAACAGCTGCGTCTGGTTTAGCTTCCACTTATACTTTATCAAGAACTGTTAAAGCTGTTAGTGCAACTGAAAAAACAATTTCATTCCAAGTTGGAATACCTGAAAAATTTAAAACACTTACAATTCCAGATACGAATGTTATTGATATAATTTCTTGTGTGGATTCAAATAATAATAATTGGTATGAAGTTGATTTTCTTGCACAAGACAAAGTTATAATTTCAACTCATTATACGGATGATATTAATAGAGACTCAGCATATGTTGATGTTAATAGTTTATTAACCACATCTGCAGTACCTTACTCATTAAGCTATATAATATCACCGAAAAGATTTACTCGTGAAACAAATCAAGACAATACAACGTCTTTAATTTTTGGAAATGGTGTATTAAAAGATAGTAATGTTGTTGATAGCAATTATATTGATACTGAACAAATTGGAATTATTATTCCAGGACAAACGAGTGATTTAAATAATTCTATTGACCCATTACTTGGTAATGATTATTCAACATTAGGTGAAACACCAAACAATACAACTTTAACTATAACTTATAGAGTAGGTGGTGGAATTAGTTCAAATATTCCAGTTGGAGATTTAACAACTTTACCGAGTATTATTACACCAGCTCTCAATGGTGGGGCTACACTTTCAAATGTTACAAATAGTAATCCAGCTGTTGGTGGAAAAGATGAAGAAGACACTTTAGAAATAAAAGAAAAAGCTAAAGCTTTTTTCTCAACACAAAACAGATGTGTAACTAAAGAAGATTATGAAGCTAGAGTAATGAACATACCTGCTAAGTTTGGAAATATTGCAAAAGCGTATGTTGCAAGAAGTGCTGAAGGTGATACACCTTCTGGACAAGAACAATATAATACAAGTGTGGGTGAATTAAGTTCAACTTTAAACTCTGTGGTTTATGGTGGTAATATACCATTAGGTAACACTCCAGGTATGCAAACATTACTGGTAGCGATATCAGATGCTATTACTGAAAATGATTATAATACTATTAATGCTCAATTTTTGCAAAAGCTTATTACTTTATCTCAAACTATAGATGACCTATTAACAACTCAAGTTCCAGCTATACAACAAACAGACATAAATTCATTTAACTTATCGTCAATAAATATTTATGTCTTAGGATATAATAATTTAAAACAATTAGTTGGAAATGCTCACGCTAACACACTAGGAAGAGATGATAATTTACCAAATGTATTAACATCTAATATAAAAAAATATCTTGAAAATTTTAAACTAATGACTGATACATTAACAATCAATGATGGATACATTGTAAACTTTGGTGTGTTCTTTGATATAATAGCTGAGAAATATGCAAACAAACAACAAGTAAAATTAAAATGTATACAAAAAATAAAAGATTATTTTAGAATAGAAAAAATGCAATTTAATCAACCAATATTTAAAAGTAAATTAGAGTTTGAATTAATGGGAATTGAGGGTGTTCGTTCAATTGGTCATGTAACAATAACACAAGAAAAAGATTATTTTTTTGATGATGGTGAGTTGTTAACTCCACCAACTTTTACTTATTCATTTAGTCAAAATGGTGCTGGTGTGGACTTAGATGGTGATGGTGTAATTGATGGTGGTTTCACAATACCTAATACAGCTTCTGAGTTTTTAAATTACAATTATAGATATGATTTTAAAAGTGCACTTTCAAATGATGGTACAATAATTGTACCACCAAACACATCAACACCAGCAGTTTTTGAATTAAAGAATCCAAATCAAAACATACAAGGGAGAGTTAGATAATGCATCATTTTATTTTTCCATCACAAGACACTTGGATTTCAAGTGGTTCAAATACCACAACTGGTGAATCTTTTAAAGACCAAAACTTTGGAAGAGACCCAATAATTGAAGTCAGAAAAGAATTTTTTAATAATTCATTTGACCACCAAACACGAGCATTGGTTAATTTTAGTGGAACGGAGTTTACTGAATTATCAAAATCTGTTGCAAGTGGGACAATAACATCAAATGCATCTTATTTTTTAAGGTTGTTTGAGGCTGAGGGTAATGCGGAAATGACTGAAGAATATAAATTAGCCATTCGACCAATATCACAATCATGGACTGAGGGTACTGGTAAGTTTGGTGACAATCCAAAAAATACAAATGGCTGTAGTTGGGAGAATCGTAGTAATCCACTTGGTGGTACTGCTACAGCTTGGGCTAATAATGGTGTAACAGTTTTAAATGTAAGTCAGTCAGAACAATCATTTACAAATCAATCACCTGATGTTGAGGTTGATGTTACTAAGATGGTAAATATGTGGTTAAAAGGACAAGAAGAAAATTATGGAATGTTAATTAGTTTTAGTGGTAGTCAAGAAACAGATAGTGAAACATTTGGACATTTAAAATTCTTTTCGAGAAACACACATACGATTTTCTCACCAAGATTAGAAGTTCGTTGGGATGACCATTTACCTTGTACAGGTTCAAACACTGGTTCAATGAATGAATTAACAATGAGTGGATTAAGTGATAACTTTTTATATATGAAGGGGTTGAGAGAAAGTTATAAAGTTGGTGAAAGAGTTAAGTTTAGAATTGGTGCTAGAAAAAGATACATACAAAAAACATTTTCTACATCAGTTCAAACCGTAACTGATTCTTTTATACCTGAAGGTAGTGGTTCATATGCAATTAAAGATGTGGCTACTGATGAGTTTATTGTTCCCTTTGAAGATAGTTCTAGTGTAAGTTTTACTAAGTTAAGTTGTGACAGTGATTCAAATTATTTTATTCAATATTTAGATGGATTTTATCCAGATAGAGTTTATAAAATACAATTGAAATTAAAGTATAATGATGAACAAGAACAAATATTTGATGATAATTTTGAATTTATAGTAAAAAGGAAATAGATTATGGCATATACATCTGAAGATGATTCAACTACTGGTGGAAACTTTAACAGTACTGACCCATCATTATTTAATTTAACACCAGAAGAGCAATCACTTGGGTTAGAACAATTATTGGATTTAATAGCTGATAAATTAATACTTAGTTCATATGTTGATACTACTGATGTTACAGATTCTCAAAAGTTTATTCGTAATGGTCAACTTGAACAAGGTGCTGGTGCTGGAGTTTTAGCACTTTTTCAAAAAGATATAAAGGCTAATCAAGAAGATTTAAATCAAACCACCATTATAAATCAAGGAACGGAAGAAGAACAAGTAATTCCAAAGTTACAAGAGATAGCTAATCGAATTACTAATTTTGATACTCTACTTATATCTATAAATCCTAATGAGGGTGGTATATCAATAGAACTTTCAGATGGGGGGCTGGTTGCTCCTGAACCTATTACTGATTTAATAGTTCAAGATGGTAATCCACTAAATGTAAGTCAATTCATACCATTAACAGACCAAAAAACTATTGTAGATGTAGAACTTGCTGAAGAATTTCTTGATACAAACATTTATGAATTACTACCATCGGGTGATGCACGACAAGCTAGAATAACAAGATTTTTTCAAGAATTAAATGCATTACTTCCACCAAATGAACCTGATTTTGATTTAGATAATAATGGTGAAGTTGATAGAGAACCTAATAGAACTTGGAGTGGTGCGACTGAATATAATCAAGACAATAGTATTTCATACGCTCAAGATAATCAAGATGGAAATATTGATGAAGAAGAAGCATTCATTCATAGATTAAAAAATACTGCAAATGATGTAAACTCAACAAAAACCATTGAAGATATTTATAACACCATTCTTCCTTATTTAACCGATTTATTAGAAAACCAAGTTGAATTACAGGAGATGGCTAAATATGAAAATAAATCAAGTGGTTATTTAAAATTTAGAAATTTAAATCAAGGTATAATAATTAGAAATCAAAATTCAGACTTTATAGATAGTTTAAATCCAGATAACCCAACTTGGTTAACAAATGATTATGTTGGTTTAGGGGGTTCATATAGTGAAGATATATCTCCATTTGATACTACAACCCAATTTATACTAGACAAAGCTGGAACGGGTTTTACCATTACGATGTGGGTTAAATTTTTAGATAAAACTTCATCTGGTACATTATTCAATTATGGTAATCCAACAAGAGCAGAAAATCCATTTGGATTTAAATTAGAAACTTATGTTGTGAATAAAGATGACCCAACTGTTGTAATTAGCAATGAGAATACTGCTTATAATAATTTTGGTCAACTTGTTGATGAAAATGCATATTTAAACAATACATTAGGTTTATTTAAAAACACAACTTCAGAAAGATTTGTAAGATTACAAGTAAGAGAATTTGGTAAAAATAATACAGCACAGGACTATGATAGAGGATTGAGAAGTTCAGAAATTGGAAATCCAACTTTACCAAAATATACTTGGAATGCTCCTGAATTAAACCCTATTAGTCCTGGTTATGGTGATAGAATGTTATTAAATAATACAATAATTCCAGAAAATTTTAATGAATGGTATTTTATTTGTGCAAGTTATAATCCTTCAATCATAGAACCTAATATTTTTGATTCTGATACGACTGATGATTTTAACCCTAATGCAGATGATTATAATGTGGTTAATGGATATACTCTATCACCAGCTTCAGGAAGAGATGCTGGTCACGAACCTTTGTTTTGGATGAATCACATCAACCCACTTAATGGAACTATTGTAAGTAATTCAGGATATGGGAATAAATGTAAAGTAGAAATAATATCACGAAGTGACTTATTAAGAGCTCGTGGTTTAAATGTATAGGAATTTTAATAATGGCTGAAACTACACTTAATCCATTAGCGGTTGGTGATGGAGGTTTTAAAATAACTCCTCCAGACCCGGAAACACCTGATGATGGGGAACATAATGCTGATAACCATCATCATCACGAACATACTACTGATGGTGATGATTTAGCTGGAGGAGCAGATGATGAACTTAACGACCCATCTATTGATACATTTGACTCAACATATCAATCTGCAGTATTATATTCAAATAAATTAAACATAGAACCATATGGGAGTATTTTTCCACCCGGTCATCCTAATGAAAATGAAGTAAACCCTGGTGTAGCAAAAATAAAATTTACACAATTAGGATTCAATCCTGGAAGTGATTCTGAATGGAGTCAAAATAGTCATAATACTTTTAATTTTATGAATGCAATTATAACCCAGTATCAAGATTTTAATAATAATAACTCACCAAAACTTGCAGTACAACCACATTCATTTTATAAAAGTGAAATTGCACCTGTTAATGCAGATTATTTCTTTATAGATATGCCAACTAGTGTACTTGATACATTTAAATTTGAATATAATTATGTTGACGGGGCCCTTCTGACTGCAACTTTAGAACAGTTACCATTTCCTCAAAATTGGAATGAATTTGATGTTTTTAATAATGGAGAATACGATTTAGATTCCTTTGGAGATGACGCTGCTGGAAATCAAGCTAGAAGTGATTATATTAACAACTTACAAAAGTTTTGGGGTGTTCCAGGAATATTTAACTCCTCAGAGGATATTGATGGAGTTGGACGACCTGACATAACTATGTTTATAGTATCCTTTTATTTATGGCATTATGACCCTAACTGGAGAGCATCCAACGATTTAGAGTCCACAATAAGCTGGATGAATCAGTTATACACACTTCCAGACTATTGTAATACCTATTTAGAAACTGGAATAATACCAAACAACTATAGCAACAGTCAAGAAAGTAGTTTTTATTATAATTTTGAAACTGCTTTATATTCTTTTGAAATAGATGTTCCTCCTGCTAATAATTATGACCCATTATGGCCAAGTGCTCCTTTTGACCCTATAAGTGAAGAACCAATAACTGGTAGTGTTGATGTACAAATTAATTTTAAAATTGTTGGACATGAAACAATTTATGAAGATATAGATTTTGGGCTACCACCTGTTGTAGTGGATGAAGAAGTTGAAGATAGTGTTAATGAAGACCTACCTGAAAATAATATATTAGTTGATACCGAATCAACAGATGAAGAAATATCATTAGACTTTGGAGTACCTAATGTTGTAATTGAACAAACTTTATTTAGTGCTTATAATTCATTAACTGGTTTGAATATTAATATTGATACTTTTCAAAACACAAGACAAGGCTTTTTAGATTCAAACGAAGATGGGAGAATTGGATTGGGTATGTTTACATTCGATGATGATAATATTTTGACTTCTAATATGCCTAGTGTGTTTAGAGATGATAAATTCACTCAAGTTAGAAAAATAAATTTAGTTCCAAACCCTTCAGGAAAGTTTATAAAAAGTATTTGGAGGAATCCATATTCTACAGGCGATGATGAGGACCAAAGAGAAAGATTTTTTATACCTTCAAATAATTGGTCATATTGTACTTATGATGGTATAGGGGAATTTCAAAGGAGAAGAAATGATGATTTATATAGAGGTGGTGATGGTCGTGCTCTAACTACATTGTATGGAACATATCCAGAAAATCTTCCTAATGGCTCTGAACTTATAACTTCATTTCAACAAAATCCTGCAGCACAAGAACAAGATTGGGTTGGTTTTGATTCTCAAGGTGCAATTGGTTATACTGGGTATCATGCTTATTTCTTTGATTATAGAATTGACCCTACAGAACGACAAAATCAATCACTTTTAAGATTACAAGATAATTTAATCAATTCCTCTAAAAGTGAAATTTTAGGCAGTACTGAAACTGTATTTGACTCTATGAATTATTTTTTAAGACAAAATCAAATTGATAGTACAGGTGATGAGTTTGATAACGGCCTTGAAGGCACAGCTTACCCTGCAGTTTCATCTCATAAGTCTTACCTCACTCCTCGTAAATGTACTGCTACGGGTATGAATGATACTGATGAAGCAGATGATGTTATTGAAGATATTTGGTTTCCTAATTTTGCAAAATGGATTATTGACAAAGATTTTTCTGAGGAGTATTCTGATGAAGTTTCGTGTTTTTCAAATGGTAGGTGTTTAGAATTTTTAGCTACTAATTTTAGAGACGGACAATTTGATATAAATAATTTTGGAGATGATAATAAAATCGATACCACATTCGATTGGAAAAATGATTTTGATATGAATGTTCAAAATGGTGGTGTAACTGATAATCAATACAGAGGATTAAATCAAGTTATTAAGATTTATAATCCATGGGCAGATGAAAGAATAAATCCATTCACTACAATGAAAGTTAAGTTTAAAATGAAAACTTGGAGTAAATTGTATAATTCAAATAATCCACCACAAGTTGAAATTGCAATCGTTGATGGTGATACTTCAACAACTAACCCAATTAGAACAGAGGATAGAAAAGACGAGAATCCAAATTATACATCAGAATCTTGGGTTCGTGCCGAAGGAAGACATCTTCCCTGGAGTGCAGAAACTTGTTATTGGCCACATGGTGATTTTAATTCACAGAGATATAGTGATGATATAAATGATACTGGAACACTTAATAGAAAGTATTCTAACTTTGGAAGTATGGGTAGATTTCAAAATACAGAATTAGATACTTGGGAAACATTTTCATATAATTTTACTATGGCTGATATTTTTCGTTATGGTGATGGAATCATACGACCATTGTATTTAATTGTTCAATCTGCAAATGAATTTTATGGGAGGGTTTGGTTAGATGATTTTGAAGTTTATGAAGATGAAGACTTCATTCCAGATGTTGATGTTAGAAAAAAATTGTCTGTTGGTAATTATGGTAAAGGTAATTTAACAAAATATTATGACCCAACTATTTTATCTCAATTAGAAAAATACAATGATACTACAGCACCATTGGAAGCACAATTTTATTTTTATCCACAATATCCAGTTGATAATGTATTTGATGTAAAACGAACACCTGTATACCAAGACTTTAAAAAAGGTTTGTTTTACATTTATAATATAAATTGGGGTGATGGTAGTCCAAATGAATTTAAATCTAATCCTGAAAAAATTGATGAGGAAAAAGCTTTATATCATACATATGAAAGTAGTGGAGTTTTTGAAGTTGTTGGTACAATGATAAGAATGAAAGTAAATGAAAAGGGAGAAGAAATTGGTATTATAACAAATAAAAAATTTAGATTAAGAATAAATATAAGTGAAGGTTTGGATGAGGATTTTACATTTTTTGGAAGTGATGGTTTTTCATTTATTCCTTATAAAAATGCATCACCAATAATTGGTGGTATTTCATACAAAAGTTCTTATTATAAAAGTATAAAACGACAACTTGGTTTTATAGGTGGTAATGATGTCACGCGGGTTGACTTTACAAATCTTGGTGATAGATTAAAAACGGAGATAGCATTAAATAAAATGGATTCATCGTTTAATTCCCAATTAGATTTATTGAATGAATACACAAAACCAAGAACATTGGCTAAACTTGATTCAGGAGAATTATTAGTTAACCCACTTTGTGAAGATTATGATTGTAATATAAGTGCTTTTTTACATCCAGAAAATATGTTTGACCCCCCACTCACACGGGGTGTTATGAATTGTCATCCTAATGATACGGCCTGTAACGAATATTATGGTATTGGGGCTATTGCCGAAATGAATGAAAATAATAATTGGGTTTCAGATAATTTAACAACTATGGTTGAGGGATTCACTTATAGATTTGGAACAATAAATCAAGGCGTATCTCATGAATTTTGTCACCCATCATTGGGTTGTACTGGTTTTGGGAGTGGAACAAGTATACCTTTTGCTGGTGGTGCTTATTTGGTTGAGCTTGACGGTAGTTCAACAATATCACAATATTCTAATTACGAAGAGTTTAAAACTCTTACTTCACATGAAATAAACTATACAGGATTTAAAGTATTTTCTGAAGAATTAGGAAAATCAATTGGTGATTTGAATATTGGCAATCCAAAATTTTATAATACAGCAAAATCAATGTCGGAAATGTTAGGGTTTGAAGTACCAAACATTGATGATTTTACAAGTGAGTATGGTGGAGAACTTATAACAAATGGTGATTTTTCTACTGGAGAGTTGAGTAGTTGGAATATTGGGTATGGAGAACATGGTAATGTTGAATACTCCAATGGAGGGGTAAGAATAATTTCATATGATGCAGGAACTGATAATAATGCATATGCACGACAAGAGATATTAACACCCGGTAAAGAATATATATTCACATACGATGTAATAGATATTTCTTCTACAGATGATACAGATAGAAATATGCATCTTGAATTAATAGGTGGAGATTTAGAAATACCTAATACTTTACCAACTGATGAACCTTCTACAGGAAATTCAATGACTTTTACAGCTGATAGAACAATGTTTGTAATAAAAAGAGGAGGTAAAAATACAGATGTTACCTTTGATAATATTTCAGTTCGAGAAAAAATAAATACTGAAAGTATTGAATTTGAAACACAAGAAGAAGCTTTACAAGCTTCTTCATTAATAGATTCAGGAAATCCAGAATCACCAAGATATTGGAAAAACATTATTCCTAAAGATTATTCTATTTATAATAGAGAAGGTTTAGATGATGATTTGATTGATACTTATTCTGAACAAGAATGGTTAGATAATTATTACTATCCTGTATTACCAAAATATGGTTCAGATGGTAAATTCATTGAGGGAAACTTTCCAAACAATAAAATACCATTTCCATTGGAAGGACCAATAACTGATGAAAATGAATCCAATAAAAATTTATTAATAAATATCACATCAGAAAAAATTGAAGGTAATGTATTTAATGATAACAGTGGAAATCAAAATATAGGATTTGGAATTGTAGATTTTAAACCTAAATTTAATAATAAAACTTTAAAACCTAAAAAAAGAAAAAGTACAGAATTAATAAAAACATCAACTAATAATGGAGCATTTTAATGGCTCAAACAAAAAAATTAGTTCAAGGCCAACCAAGTTATAATGATTTAAGTCAATATAATTTTTTCACAGAGTTAGGTGAGGAATTAAATCCTGAAGGTATGATTACAACTGATTATTGGGAGTTAGTAAGCACTGCTGGTTCTGCTAATGATATTCAAATTTTAGATGGTGAGGCAATTTGGTTAGCTAGTGGTGAATTTGGTTCATTAAGACTTAAAGAACATCTTGAACCGGGAAATACATATCAATTAACAGTTAATGTAGTTAGCAATGATGGTGGTAAACTTAGTGTATATCGAGCACCAAATACTGGTAATAACCCTAATATTTTTAGTGAAGGTGATATTGGATTACAGACACTAATTTTTTCAGTTAATGAAAATAATAGACTTCAAATATTTAATGATGAAAAAATTTCAAATATAACAATAGATTATATTTCACTTAAAAAATTTATTGGTGATTCTACTGTAGGTAACTATAAAGATTCAACTGGTTTACCAAAAAATAATGACAAGTTTCAAAGCAAAGATTTATATACAAATATAGTTGGTTCTGATTTAAATAATGCTATTATTGAAAGAAATTTAAAATTTGAAAATAATAGTTTTATTCAAGTTAATAAATGTTATGTATCAAAAGTCCAAGATAAAAAAACAGGTAATAATTTGGTAGAGGTGTGGATGTTTTCGGAGAATAGCTATCCTGGCTATAATTTTGATACTGCAAATTATACCAGCATTTATCAGAAACTTCAAAGTAAACATAAAATTTTACTACATACAAGACCACAATTACAACACCCAACTGATTTTGGTCAAATTCCTGGATTAGATAATGAAATTATAATTCAAGAATTAAACAATAACCCAATTGTACTTGAAAGTTTTACAGGTAATCAGAGTAGTTATGATGTTGGGCCTGATGCAGGTGGTGCTTTTACTTTAAGAGGCAATGTTGGAAGTACAATAATAATTGATGAAACAACATACAATCCAATTTATTTTTGCTTTAGACTTAGGGGTGATGAAACATCAGGTCAGGGTACTGATGTAAGAAAAAGAAGATTTCAAGTTTACAAGATAAATAATTTAGATTTATTTAATGTAGATAGTGCTGGTGGAGTGACTGGAAAAACTACTTTCTTTGAGAATGTTCCTAAAGTTAATGACGTTCAGGGAGATGGCGGTGGTAGTGGTGATGAAGCACCTTGTTGGAAAATTTTTGCAAATGATTTTCAAGTAACAATAAATACTCAAGAGGCTGGAGTAAATGGGTGGGCCAGTGGTTCTAGTGTAATTACAGATGACGAAAAAACATATCAAAAATATTTTGAAGATGTTGACCCATCTTTTAAATTTAAAAATTCTTTATCAGGTGAAAATTTAATAGATTTTCTATATATATCACCTAATAGAACTTTAGATAATGGTGACCCAGCTGGTCCTACTAATGATAAAACAAACATATTTCCTGATTATTTTGCAAAAACACTTATAGGTGTTGCGGATAAATCTAATAACATACGAACAGAAGTGGATTTACAAAGTTATTATGATGATATACAAGTATCTCTTAAAACTTCAGCTCCTGCAAAAGTTGGTATCACTTTAAGTATTATAAATCCAAATGATGAATCTAAAATTCCTATGGATTATTTTTATTTTATAATTAATTGGGATGATAAAGATAATAAAATAAAAACTTTAGAAGATTGGCAAAATACCCGTCCTACTAATGCATTAGATATATTGGAATTACAAGATGAGAATTTATATCAACCAAAAAGTAATATTGGTTATAATCCACCTCCACCGGAAATGATATTAACTGAAGAGTTTGGTGAATTAAATCCATATGAATTATTAATAAATGAACCATCTACAGAAACGGAAGAATTATTTAATGAAGCATTGGAAGATAGAGTAGAGGTCTTTTCATTATCTTTTATAGACTACAGCGAAGATAAATTTAAAAAAATTATGGAAGATAAATATCCTTTTATTGAGCCTGGAAGTATTGTAATACAAACTAAAGGTGGGGGTCAATTTCAAGAAGGTTCTGTTTATTATGATAACACAATTCAAAAATATAAAAAAACTGAATTACCAGGTAATTCCCTTGACGGTCTATATGCACAATTAAATAAAACATTAGGATATGTAAGGTTTACATATGTATCCACAACAGCTGATGTTGTTCCTGAATATGGACCACCATTCTACAATACATACAATACACCAGGAATAAAAACAATTAAAGCCATTATATTTAGTTATGATGAACCAACTGGACAACTTGGAAGATGGAAGCTTATTAAATCAAGATTTTATTTAGATATACCTCTTAATGAATATCCAGACTTTTCATTATTGGGTGGAAGTGATTACACCACAATACCTTGGCCTTATACAACTCCTGTAATTGGTGGTGTGGATGATAATTCAAAATATAAAATAAGTATTAGAGACACATTATCAGGTGGGAATATCGGTGACACGGATATTATTGATGAGAAGTTTTTAATACAAGATTTAGAAAATGACGAATTAGGTAAATCAATAAATCAAATGGATTTAGAACAAGTGAGGTATTTTGATAAAAGTTATAATATAAGTACTTTATTAAATATAGATGTGATTAATAATATACAAGGTAATCCTATTTATTTAGAGAATAGTTATTTGGAAAATTTACCAGAGCCTGAATTTTTTGAAGAATTTGATTTAAGTGGAAATGGTCAAATAACAAATGAAGATGCTAATATTTGGGATAATGATTATGCAAGGCCAGATATAGCAAATAGTGTATCAAATATAATTAATGATGTTGAAAATTGGAATAATTTACCTGATGAAGAACTTATTGGTCAAGTAGATGTAATTCGATTTAATGAACAAGATTATTATTCAAGGGCTGAGTATTGGACTGGTGAAACAGGAGAATGTGTTCCGAGTCCCGTACCAGGTTATCAAGCTTGGAGAGGCTTATCTTCTGGAAATTCTGATACTTTAGCAATGTTAGGACTTGAACAGGGAGAACTTACACCTAAAAAGGCTTGTGAAATTTATTTTTCAAATTGTCTTGATGGTACATGTGTTGCTGTTCCTAATACTGATTGTTCGTGGATTTTCGTTGGGGGAAACAATAACTTCTATAACGATGCTTTTGATTGTGTGGCTATTAAACCACCAATTGAAACCATTTTACCACCATCATCTCAAATAATTATTGGTATTGTAGCAATGTATTATGAAGCTTTTCCTGGAGTTAACTTTGCTGTAGGTCCATTACAAGACCACTATACATTTCCAGAAAATTTAGAACAATTTACTACTGAATTGGGTATTTCTACTCTTGCCTGTGCAAATGTTTTTGGTGGTAATGGTAGTTATTTAGGTGATGGAGATTACGAATTGACACAAGCTTTTAATGAAAACTTAATAGATTCGGAGGGAAAAATATGGAAAACATTTAATTGTGTAAGTACAACAGCTCCCGACATTAATTTAGACCAATATCTTAATTCTGATTATTTTAATTCTTCAACTCAACAATATTACCCACATACTAATAAAGATTATTGGAATGGTGATATAAATAAATTTCCAGAGGAAAGTTCAGTCGGACAGATATTTATAAATGATAATCAGGACTTGAATTTAAAACAAACTTGTAAATTAGAATTAAATACAGGTGAAGTATCAAATAAATCAATATATGATTCAAGTGGTAATTCAAATAAAGGACTTATAATTGGTGATTATAAAGTTAAAAAACAAAGAAAAGGTGAAACTATGAGAAGAGATTCATTTATTAAAGTTTCGAAAAAAGATACTAAAGATGGAGCGTTATAATGCCAGATTTTGAATTTGAATTTAATCAACAAGATACAGACTTAATTGTTACTCAAGGTGACAGTGAAATTGCTGGAACCTCATATATTCGTTTAACCATTTATCCAACAGAAGCAATTAACAACATTGTTGATTTACCTGATGATACTAAAGGTATAAATGGAAAAGCAATATTTTTCTCATCATTGTTGGATGGTTCATATATTATAAGCATAGCCCCATTTTTAGATTCCACAAATCCAAGTTTAGAAGAAAGAGGAAAACAAGTTGGGCAAGGTGAGGGTGATTTTAAAATATATAGAAATGAAAATCCTAATGGTAATGATGATGTTTACATAAAACCAAATGAAATATTTAATAAATTTGAATTACCTCAAGGTAATTACAAAATACAAATTGATTTTTTACATCAAGAAGAAACCATTACACCATTTATAATTAAACAAATTTCAACTTCAAGAAAAGAAGTTAGAATTAAAATAATAGATGAAAACATTATAACCGATTCAGTTATTATTACTGATTTAACAAAAGCATTTAATACAGATGGAAATGATATTGAACAAGACAAATATCAATTTGGGCACATATTAAACATTGGAAATGGTGACCACATTCCAATAATGAATTATCAATTTGATAAAATTACAAATGGTATAGATAATCAATCTTTAATTTTAAAACTTTATGATTCATTACCAAATACTATTTCAACTCTATCAATGGTTACTATTGAGAAAGAAATATTAACAACACAAGTTCAAGACATATTTTATTTTTCTGATGTACCTGATGTTTATTTTGGTGATGGACTATTAAAAGATGATTCAGAAAATTGGATAAATCCTGATGGTAATGATATAGAATATCAAAACTTTGATGAAATAAGTAGTTCTATTAATAATACTACATTGGATGGTTTAATATCACAGAGTTCTTATAATTATCCAAATTTAAATACAGATTTTAGATTTTTTAAAAACCACACATTCTTTGGTTCTGCAAAAGCAAAACTTGAAAATTTTAATTTAAAAATTAAAACCATTCAAGGACATTATTCTGAAATTTCATCTTCACTTTCTATTTCAAGTTCAATGATAGGAGATTCTAATTATATAATCCAAAACAGAAAAAACTTATTTAAAAAAATAAATAATGAAATAAAAACATTTACACCTTATGAATATTTTTTATATTATGATGGACAGAATGAATCAACTGCGTCTGCTCCTAGTGTGGGTAAAAATTATGTATCACCAACACCAGTTCGATTGGAAGATTCTGAAGGCACACAATTAAATGGGTTTGATGGTTTTAATGTTGTATATAAACATTCAACTAAGAATATGACAGATGCAAATACTAGAGTAGATATATTTAATGGTAAAAATTTAGTTCAAAATATACCATTGTTTAATTATAGTAGTTCTATTTATTTATCATTCTTATTAAAAGGTGATGAATTTATTAGTAGTTCAAAAACCTCAGATTCTCCATTTGGTGGTGCTGGTTTAAGATGGGATAATGTTCAAAAATTCCCCGCTAATTCTGTCAATCCTTTTAATGGATTAACTCTTCCATTACCTAAAGATACTCTTTATAGAAATAATATAAAAAATCCAAATATAACTGGAAGTGAGTATAGAAGATTTATTTATGAAGCATCAATGTCATATTGGGTGCCAACTAATGTTGTTAATGATGATGATGTTAATATTAATTTTGATACAAGCAAAGTAACTAATTTTAATGAAGGTTCAACTCATGTTGACGTATTAAGTGGTGGCATGAAAACAGGTTCAAATCAGATAAAAGATTCATCTGGTTTATATCCAACAACAGTTGTTTCACATTCAGAAAATGATGGGGGAGAAATAATAAATGGAATACCATTTTTTGGTTCAGTAATGCCAGCCGGTGACCCATTTTTTATAAGATATGCTAATATGGCAGGAGCATCAGCTGGTACATCGTCATTTATAACAGATGTAAAAGTAACATTAATTAATCCTATAAATGTATTACCATTTGACAATATTTTTCATACAAGTTCAGCTAATTGGACTGATTGGTATAGTGGAATGGTTGACTCAGCATCAGCTTTTGATACTGATAACATACATTCATTTGAAAACAATTTACCACTCTATATTAAAGAAAGTTCTGAATATAAAGATATGAAAGGCTTTTTAAATTTACAAGGTGAACAATATGATTTAATTAGAAACCACGTTGATTCAATGGGAACACTTCATAAAAGAGGATATAAGAAAACAAATTCTCCACCAAATAATACATTACCAATGTTATTATCTAATATGGGGTGGCAAGCAATTAATCCATTTTCAGGAAGTTTAACCAATACATTAGGAGATTATTTAACCTCAGTAACATCAATTGATGATATTAAAAACAGCACTTGGAGAAAAACATTAAATAATTTAATATACATTTATAAATCAAAAGGAACAAAAAATTCAGTTAGGGGATTATTAAACACATATGGTTATCCACCCGATGTAGTTAAATTTCAAGAATTTGGTGGCTCAACTGAAGAATCAAACCCAAGAATTTTTTTCAATGACCCGCCAACAGGTACTGGCATTGATTTATCTTTGGTCACCAACACGGGAAGTTTTTCTTATGTATCAAGTAAACAAAAATTATATAGATACATTTTTAATGGAGTTAAGAAAAGAACTTTAAATCTTGATTGGTGGATGGATAGTGCAGATTTAAATACTATTGAATTTATTTACAAACATTCAAAAACAACTAATACACAGCAAATATTACAATCAAGTGGTAGTGGTGCTCTACGAGCAACAGGCTCTATAGAAATGCTATCAGGTAATCCAGCACATTTTGATGGAACACTATTAAGAATCACATCAAGTGATGGTACAAAAAAAACTTATATATTTGATGATGATAATGATGGAGCTACTGGAACAACTGATGGTTCGGGAAGAGTTCGTATTCAGACACAAGGTCTTGTAAATAGAGACGAAATTGCAACTGAAATATCAACTTCCATATCACATCCAAATGGTCACTTTAATAAAATAAATGTATCTGATTCCACACAATTTCTTACAAGTAATGGTTCTCCATTTATTACAAGTGGTGGATTTACATTATTTGCAAACTCAAGTGGTTCAATAATTCTTACTCAATTAACAGCAAGTATTGATGGTAATAACTTAATAACTACAACTGCACCATCAATGTCCGTATTAGGATTTGCTGGTGGTAGTGATAAACAAACATTATGGAATTTAAAATTAATTCCTGATAATGAAGGTATAAGTTCATCATTTGAATTTAGATTAAATAATACATCACATGCTTCATCATCAATTACAGCTTCTAATTCTTCTTTATCAATGTCAACATCTTATTCTACTATGACAGATGGACAACTTTGGAATGTTATGTTACAGAGGGTAAGTGGTAGTGTTAGTGGAAGTGGAACACAAGAATATAGATTATATGCTGGATTACAAAAAGGAAAAACAATTAATACATTGAATTATATTTCAATGTCAGTAAGTGGTGGATTAACAATTGATTCTAATAATCACGCAAATCAAAATTGGATTTCAACTGGTAGTAGAAATCATTCATCTTCATCTAATTTAGTTGTTGGGGAAATAATGACTGGTTCTATTTCTCATATTAAAGGTTGGAGTACAACATTAAGTGCATCTAAATTTAGACAACATATATTAAATAAATTTTCTACTGTTGGTAATTCAATTAATGCACATACAAATGAATTAATTTATCATTTTAAATTGTCTGAAAATTACTCAAGTACATCTGTATCGAGTTCAACACAAACATTAAATATTGCTGATTCTGCTCCAATAACAACTTACTCTGATTATAGTTTTACAAAACCTGGAACTACATTTAATACTTCAAGTGTATATGGAATTGATTTTGTAGAAGTTATTAAATTAAATTTACAAGACAATATTTCTAAAGAAAATGATAATAATATTGTAATAAATCCAAGAAGAAATGTTGTTGGTAATTTAAATCCATTTCAAGCTGCAGTTAAACCATTTGAATTTGAAAATAGTAAACCATTGTTTAAAACATCTACAAAATTAGAATTATATCGTTCACCGCAGACATTTGTTGATAATTTTATTTTAGATACATTAAGTGGTTATAATTTTGAAACATTGTATGGAAATCCACAAAATTATTATTCACAATCATATAATGAATTTGATACATTTAGAAAAGAATTTTTTGAAGCATATCCAATAAATGTTGATACAAATAAATTTATAAGAGCACATGAAAATATGTTTAACCATTCAATAGTTGAGGGGTTAAAATTAATAGTACCAGCTCGTTCAACATTTAATAATAAAAATTCAAATTTTGGTGTAGAGGTAAAACCAACAATATTGGAAAAACAAAAATATCATAATAAGACTGGGTCACTTGAAACCAATCCAAATACATCAACAGGTAGTGCTAATGTGAATGTGAGTTTTACAAATTCAATATTAGATTCTGCAAAAACAGGCTCTTTTAATATAGGTATTACACTAACTGGTTCTAATATACAATTACCAAAAACAGGTTCTATAACAACTGCACCATTAGCAAGTGGTTCTATATTAGAAATAAATATGAAATCAGGTTCAATAACACTTTCAACATCACTAACAGACTCTTCAGTTGAAATTCCAAAAACAGGTTCAATTGATTACGCTTCAATAGCTAATGAATCATTTGTAAATATACACGATAGTTGGGGAACATCAGATTCAAGTGGTAGTGATACACATTTTATAAATTATGCGGGTGGTACTGGTTCTAATGGTGATTATAATGTTGGACATATAGATACACGAAATCACTTTTATTCTATTGGTGATACAGAATATTATTCAGCATCTTTTGATAATGCATCAAGTTTTGATGACCATACGAGATTTTATAGTAGACTTTATATTACTGATGATTTTCATT